AAAATGTAGGGCTAGCAACCCAGTAGACTAAACGCCTACAGCACTACTACTCCCTAAACTACTAGATCACTAGCCCTCTAAACTACAGGACCACTACACCAGTGAACTAGTGGGCCATTTAGTCCATGCTGTGGTGGTACTCTAGTTTAGCACTCCCTTTTGACCCACTGGTCCACTACATCACTAGCCCACTACACTATGGGGTTGTTTAGCCCATAGATTTACGTAGATTTGTGGGATAACCTAGCGTAACCATTCCCTATTTGAGAATCACGTAAGCGTATAGCTAATAGCTCGGGATCACCCTATCGATTTCAGATAAAAAAATCCCTCCAGGCTATAATCCTCTAGGCTATAATTTTGTCAGGCTATAATTTTCTTAGGTGGGCTATTCCTATTAGTTTAAAATTTTGCCCTATATACTTATATCTCACATGTGAAATACTCTTAGAGCATGGGATTGTGGAATCTCTCGATTTAGCGGTTTTCAAGTTGGGGGGTTCAAATTACTTGGGCCCTCCAACGCTACAATTGTTGCGCCCTCCTGTTTAGTCCTTTACCCTACAAAAAACCTAAACCGTTAAAAGGATGAGTGGTATGACCGATCTACCCGATGACCCAACCGTAGGTACAAGCCTTACACTTCATGACAAGTACAGCATTGAAAGAACTTGGAGCACTACAAAATATAAAGATGAATACCCAGCAATGCTTCAGGCCCATCTCGAGAAAGGGTTATCCTTTTTTTCTTTTAATGTTCCAGGAGGTGTAACGACTGCGACCCTTTCTAACTGGACGAAGCGACACCCCGCTTTCGCACATGCTCGAGAAATTGGGGAGAAAGCTAGACTCCAACTGTTAGAGGAGGAGGGAATAAAAATGGTTAAGGGTGGAAACGTTGTAGCCTGGAAATTTATGATGAACCAACATGGAATTCATGAAAAAGTTGAGCACTCCCATAACCATAGCGTTTCGCCCCATATGCAGGTAGCACCAACAATCCGTTACGCTAGACTTCAAAAACTGAAGGAGCTCCACCAACGGGTTACTATTGAGGAGCAACAAAAAACTATCCTTGTCGAGAAGGAGGAGGAAATTTATGACGCTCTACTCGACGACTAATATTAACGAACCTCTAACTGAGGACCAGCTGGCCGAATATGAGAGACTTCTTAAGTTAGAGGGTGCCTACCAAAACTTCAGAGATTTTATAGAATTCACAATGCCGACCTATCAATTTAACTGGCACCATGAAATTATAATTGAACGGCTTAATAGACTCATGACCGAGAAGAATAAAAGGGTCATGATCTGGACGGCCCCACGGCATGGAAAGTCAGAACTTGTTAGTAGAAGGTTCCCCGCCTTTTATTTGGGAAGAAATCCTGACGCTAGAGTGATAGGGTGCTCCTACAATGCTAGCCTTGCGGCTACATTTAATCGTGACGTTCAAAGAATAATGGAAGAACAGATTTACAATGATATCTTTCCGGACACCTTGCTTCCTAATGCTGAGTTTTCTAAGTCTCATCCTGATAATAACAAATACAAACGAACCACTTCAATGTTTGAAATTGTCGGGCGCAATGGCTACTTATTGTCTCCTGGTGTTGGGGGAACAATAACGGGGTTGGGTGCCGACTTATTCATTATCGATGACCCGGTAAAGAATGAGGAGGAAGCGATGAGTGAAACTATGCGAGATTCAGTTTTTGCATGGTATAACTCTACAGCTTACACCAGACTAGAGGGTGGTGCAAATATTCTGATCTGTCAAACCCGTTGGCATAAAGGGGACCTTTCAGGAAAATTAATAGAGGAAATGGAATATGGTGGCGAGAAGTGGGAAGTTATAAATCTGCCAGCAATTGCTACAGAACAAAAGCATGAGTTAGATATAAGGGAAAAAGGCCAGGCCCTCTGGGAAGGTAAGTATGATTTGGCGAGACTTGAAGTAATCAAGCGACAGGTGGGTTCGAGGGTGTGGAGTTCGCTTTATCAGCAATCACCAGTTATTGAGGGGGGTAACATTGTGAAGGAGGACTGGTTCCGCTATTATACCAAACTTCCTTTCGACGTGACCCGCTGGCGGGAAGCTTATCTAGTCCAGTCATGGGATTTAAGTTTTAAGGCTACTGGAAAGTCTTATGTTGTTGGAGTGGTAATAGGGAGATATAAGGCCGACTATTATCTGATAGATATTTATAGAAAGAAGGCCGACATAGTTGAAACGATGAGGGCTATAAAAAAGATGGCGGAGGACTACCCTGCTTGTAAGTGTATACTTATCGAATCGAAGGCTAACGGTCCAGCTGTCATAGATTTGTTAAAGAAACAAGTTTCCAGAATTATCCCGGTAGAGGCTACAGCTTCCAAGGATGAAAGGCTACACGCCATAGCTCCAATCATTGAAGCTGGGAATTTTTACCTTCCAGCGAATCACATACTAACCAAGGAAATAGTTAATGAGTTAACGTCTTTCCCCTCGGGAGATTTCGACGATATTTGTGATGCGATTAGTCAGGGCCTTTTAAGGTTCATGGAAATGAGAGGTTTGAGACATTTGAGGGCTATGACCAAGATGTAATATCTTTTGTAGTTTTTACCCTATGGTCTTTCTTGTTAAGCAGTTGGAGGTTTTTGTAGTTTTGAAGTGCTACAACTCCCTCCTCTGTTTTAGCGGAGCAATTAGGAATAATATGGTCAATCTCATAGTATTCATCGTCTTGAAGTTCACGGCCATATGTGTCGAACCAAGTTTTCTGTAGGTGGGCCCAAACCGTTTCAAAATCTGCACCCAACAACTCAATGGTTTTCTTAGCCCCTTTACCATAACCTTTGCCAGATAGTGAATTAGCGATTAGTGTTCTACACCTAAAGGTTATTCTATAGATGGGGTCTGTTTTCATTTTGTTTTGGTGAGTAGCATTTCTTACATGTTTTTGCTTTTCTCGACTTTTCACTTTAGAGGCCAGGAACTTCTCGGGGTAAAGTTCCTTATACCTAACTCGGCCAGCTTTTTCTTTCTCGGGGTTATCCTTTCGCCACTTGGTTTTTCTACGCCTTTCTTTGTCAGGGTCCTTGGCTATACATCTTGCATGACTTTCACGAATCCTTTCTTCATTTGCAGCCCTATACCTTGCGGTACCTTCCCTGGTTAGTTCAGGATTTTCATGTTTATATGCTAAAGTCCTAGCGTTGCCGCATTTTCTACAGGGATTAGAGACTCCATGCTTTTTTCTTTTATCCTTACAAAATTGGTCCAGGGGCTTGTCCTCCCCACAGACATTACATACTTTCTTCTGGCGACACCCAATGCAAGATTTCTTACAAGAATCAAACATCTTTTCGCTCAACACATCTTTACACGTTCTACATTTCCTCATTACGTACCTCCAGGACCCTTATCGGCATTTGAGAAGGAGAACTTTAGCGGTTTCTAGTATATTAATGATATGTCAAATGAAAAATAGGCATACAAAGGAGGGCGAAATGGCTAAGGGTGTGAAAAAAATAAAATTAGAACCTGCTAAAAGTAACAACCTTGACGGTTGGATGAACGTAGTGACAGGGCTTGGGACCCCAAAAGATAAAAATACCTACTCGACATTGGATTGGTGCCCAACAACCCAGCCCGTAGCCGACAGTTTTTACGCTGCCGACGAAATAGCAGCCAAGATAGCGGTTATCGTTCCAAAAGATGGCACTAGGGAGGGTGTTACCTGGAATATGGACCCAACGGTCGATCAAGATGAAGTAATTAAGTTTATCGAGTCCGAATTCAAGAGACTCAGCGTTTGGGAGACCATGGCTTGGGCTTGGACCCTCGCAAGGGTCTACGGGGGCGCTTGCATCTTTGTTTCAGTCGACGATGGCCGTTCTTTAGACAGACCACTCGATATTTCCAGAATTCGGAAGGTAAACAGCCTAAATGTACTCGATAGACATGAATTATTCACAACTTCTGACTATATTATCGACGATATCAAGTCAGAATACTTCGGTTTACCCGAATTTTACGACTATAATACGTCCCAATCAACCTCAAATGGGGGCGATATTGTCAAAATTCATCACACTCGACTGATTCGATTTGATGGGATAAGGCTACCTACCAGACTCTATAAAAGGAACAATTATTGGCACGATTCGATCTATTCGGCCCTCGGAGTGTCCATTCGCAATTATTCCACCACTCACGATAATATTTCGACCATTATCGCAGATTTTAACCAACCAGTTTATAGAATAGAGGGTTTGTCTGAAGCTATCGCACAAGATGAGGAGGAGTTAGTTGTTAAAAAACTTCAGACCGTTAACCTTATGCGATCTGCAGCCCGAGCAATCGTGCTTGATAAACTCGATGAGTTCGAGAACGTTTCAACCAACGTTGCTGGCGGGCGTGACCTTATCGATCTTACAGTGCAACGCCTTGTGGCCGGGACAGACATTCCTCATACACGACTTCTCGGAAACAGTCCTACCGGGCTTGGAGCGACTGGTGAGTCTGAATTGGTAAATTATTATGATTCGGTAAAATCGATGCAAGCCTTAAACCTCAGGGAACCCCTGGAAAAGCTGACCGAAATGATTTTTTCCCAAACTAAGGGTGGAATGGATATGCCCGAGGACCTGACCTTCACTTTTAACCCCCTATTCCAGCAAAACCAGGAAAAGGAGATTAAAACCCGAGAAGTCCAGGCGATAGCCGATGAAAAATATATTAACCTTGGGGTGTATACGTCTCAGGAGGTAGCGGACTCTAGATTCGGGACTGGGAGATATTCTTATGAGACAATACTCCAGGAGGGAGTGGTTAGGGAAATTCCACAACCATCAACCCCGGTAGATAATGGGTTAGGAGCTCTAGATGAGTGATAAGGAAAAAAATTATAGCGTTGTAGTTGTTAAGTGGTCCACTATCCTAACTCTGATCTGTATGGCATGGGTGGCCCACTACCTCGCTAGTGCAGTTGGTGGGATGTTGAGAAATATATGGTAAAAGTCACCCTATATATGTACCCCTTCGTTTTCAAGTTAGAAACCTGGCAACACCTCCCCCCGTTCGTTCCGGGGTGTGTTGTCCGTAACATGATCTTAATCTCGGAGTTAGGAAGGCTTGACTCCTGGGATTTTCCTAGTAGTGTTCCAGTTAACCAATACGTTGTGAAAAAGGTGGAGCGGGAGGGCCCAAATGAAGAAATTTGGGATTTCGAGGTTTGCCATTGACAAGTGGTTCAGTATATTAGTGATTCACTTGCAACCTGTGTTACTATAGATTAGTCTCTGGGGTACTCTACCGAGGGCTATTAATGAGAAATGTCGACTACATAAATTTAGACGCTGATCTAGGGTCTGAGGTGATGCCGAATGGATTTCTGTCCTTTCTGGCGAATTTGTCACGTACTGGAATTTTTTCATACCAACAAATTGCCCCGGACGGGACTATCAGCATACTTAGACAACTCCGACTCCCCGACGAAGTATTTGCAGAAGAAACTATGGCCTCACTGGCTGGACTCCCTATTACAAACAATCACCCCAAGGAATTGGTCTCACCGGAAAACGCTTCCGATTTTATAGTAGGTATGGCTAGTGACACTCCAAAAAGGGTTTTCGCTCCAGTCCAAGGTGACGACGAAGAGTATATTCAACAACGGTTGACCATATTCGATGGGGACACCCTCGAAATGATTCGGAACAAAGAAAAAAATCAGATGAGTCTCGGCTATTCCTGTGAATTGGATTTTACACCGGGCCTCTACAAAGGCCAGAACTACGATGCAATTCAGAGAAATATTCGAGTCAACCATGGTTCTATAGTTAATAGGGCTAGAGGTGGTTCGAGTTGTAAAATCCTTTTGGATGGCAAGGAAACAGTTGTTAACGTCGATGGTTTCTCCAGCGACGACGATAATAAAAATTTAAAGGAGCGGGATGTGAAAATTACGTTTGCCGGGAAGGAGTATGACGAGGCTGGAGTTACAACTCTTCTCGACTCACTCCAAAAGACAATCAATGAGGGTGGGGAGCTAAATTCTGCCAAGCAGAAGGAGCTCGACAAACTAACTGCAATCTGTGACGACATGAAGTCTCAGATTAAAATCCAGGACGCTGACAACAATGCAGCTGAGTTCCGGGCCGCTGTAAAAAAGCGGGTAGAGCTAGAGTCCAAAGGGGCTAAGGTTCTTGGCGATGTAAATATGGACTCTCTGTCTGATCGAGAGATCAAGGAGAAGGTCATAGAAAAACTCCGCCCTGCCACCGTTCTAGAGGATAAATCGGATGAGTATGTTGAAGCACGTTTCGAAATTTGTGTCGAGGACGCTGTTACGACCGATGAAAAGAAAATGGGCAAAAATATCAAAAATACTGACTCGAATGACGACGTAGATGTTGCGGCTAAAGCGAAAGCTGCAGCCTGGGACAGAGCTAAAAATGCTTGGAAAAAGGAGGTTAAATAATGTCTGGACAAACTACATATGAAGCGGCCCCCCCTAAAGGATTTGTGGGACTCCTAGCGGAACCATTTTCCTTGAATCAGGTTGATTCTGGTTTAGTTGCTGGTGGCGGAGACCTAGGTTTGGGTAGGGCTGTAAAGCCTGGAACAAACGATGGCGAATATATTATATGTGCTGCCGACGATGCGGTGGCAGGTGTTTCCATTTTTGCTCATCACAATGAAAACCAAAGTGGTGATATGGTCTATAAGGACAAGCAAGCCTTTCCTGTTTTGTCTAAAGGCAGGTATTGGGCCACTGCGAATGCTGCCATAGCCATCGGTACAGAGATGGGTTGGGACCCTGCTACAACTAAAGTTGGTGCAGTAGTTGGTACTACTACCACCCTAGCTTTTGGTGTTGCGAAAACAAGTTCGGCAGCGGACGGTGATTTAATAATTGTAGAAGTGAACTTCTAAAGAAAGGGAGTATAAAGATGAAACATCCAAGAACTTTCATAGCCCTTGATGAAGATGAGGGGATCTTTTTTAGTAAAGAGCTCGAATACGTCAAGGCTAGATCATATGACCGTCTCTATCCCGAGTTACTCGCCAGGAGATTATTCCCGGTAGATTCTAGTGCTCACCCCGGTGCAGCTACTATAACTTACGATTCATGGGACGCATTAGGTGTCGCAAAAATAATTCATTCGTATGCACAGGACCTCCCCGCATCCGATGTAACTGCCAAGCAGATCACCCGACGTATCTATAGTCAGGGAACAAGTTTTCACTATTCGCTTCAGGATATTCGTGCAGCCCAATTTGCGGGGAAACCCTTAACTCAGAGACAGGCTGATAGTGCGAGAAGGCAAATGCTTCAGCTGGAAAACAAAATTGCTTTCCACGGAAACGATGCAGCACTTGGAGTTCCAGGAATTGATATTCCCGGTTTTATCAATCACCCAAATGTGAATGCCGTGACCGCTCCTGATGGTGCTAGTACCACTACAAATTGGTCTACTAAAACTTCCGAGGAGATCATTGCGGACATTTGCCTCATGGTGGAAACTGTCAGAGATGTCTCTAACGGGGTAGAATCACCCAGCATTTTGCTCCTTCCAGAGTCTCAGTATACACTCATAGCGTGTACTCCTAGGACGACTACGACGGAGACGACAATCCTTCGATGGATTTTGGAGTCCAATCCTTTCATCTCAGAAATCATTCCGGTCTATAACCTTAAGGGTTCTATTCCTGCGAGTGTTGCCTATGATTCTGAGGATTGCGCCATCCTTTACGACCGAAGCCCTGACAAGCTAACCCTCGAGATACCTCAAGATGTTGAGATGCTTCCGGTCCAAGAAAAAGCGTTATCCTTTAGCGTCCCGGTACATTCTAGAAATGCGGGCGTATTAATTTACTACCCGAAAAGTATTGCTCAATTGAACGGAATTTAAGGAAACCACTATGCTAGTCGAACATACAACCCCATGCGCTAGATCAATCGGTAATTTATATCTAATTCCAGGATTTAATTTGGTCGACGATAAACGGTGGGACCACTTAACCGCAAAAGGGTCTAAGTGGGCCAAACCAATCGCAGGTCTAATTAAGGAGGGCATCCTTAAAATTGAGGACGCTAGAAAAAAATTGACGATTGCTATGGTGGAAAAGACTTATGACGTGACTCTTTTAGAGTCATGGGAAGCTGACGCTTCCAATAAGGGGCCCCTTCGAGGCGCAATTAAGAAACAGTTAAAAGCAATGGAAGTTGAGGACGTTATCTAATGGCCTACCCGGACGATGTAACTGCAGCATATGTAGATTTGCTGTCCAATTCTAAGTATTCGAGTAGAACCTCGAATACTCCAGAATTTGACGCTCTAAAATCTATGTATTCGCAATACATTAATGCGGCCAACTTCCCAGACAAGAAGGCCACTCATGGGCTGGCCCTTCTTGTCTGTCACCACTATGCCCTCGACGACACCACCGCCCCGGATGTTGGCGGGCCTGACAATACAGTTGGCCCTATAACTACTGAGCGAGTGGGAGATCTGACACAAGTTAGAGGTCTACAACCCTACATTGGGACGATTAAGGGTGACGACACCTATTTAACCCAAACTAAGTACGGTGTGGAATTTCTTTACTTGATGAAAACGTTCAAACCTACCCCTATAGTTTTATAGGGGGTGGTATGTTTGGTTTTAAAGTTCAAGCTAAGACCACTACAATAGATAAGGGTGCCCAACGCATTCTTAGACAGATTGAGTCGGTGGGTAATGGCGTTTCTATCACTACTGGAATTCATTTCGCAGAAGGAACAGCCCTTCCGAAGTGGAGGGGTAAAGTAGATGGGGACGTACCAGTGGCCCACTATGCAAATTGGCAAGAATACGGCAACAAGAAAATTCCAGCCCGCCCAACCTTTAGGCCCACGGTAACTAAGAACCAGGTAAAATTTACCAGGCAGACCGCTATGGGTATGAGACAAATATATGCTGGGGGTATGTCGGTTCGAAAACTTATGACGAAACAAGGTAGAAGGACTAAGGACTGGTTGAAAACTAGGATAATGCTCCTGACAACCCCTCCAAACTCTGCAATGACTATTCGTCAAAAGGTAAAAGAGAGAAGGGGAACCAATCCCCTTATCTACTCCGGGACAATGTATAAATCGATCAAGTCTAAAGTGAATTATCCCGCTGGTGTTAAGAACCGGAAACTTAGGTTAGCCTTAGGTGGACTGGAAAAAGCACTGAAAGGAGTAAGGCCCTCATGACTATTGACCTAGAAAAATTTAGTCTGGGGAAGGTTTTGGTAACCGTTGAAAGGTACACCAGTGGGTATACGGGCGGGATATTCGCCAAAACTTTAGACTCTAGTTTTACAGCTTGGGCGAGTGTCCAACCCTACAATACTATCGAACAAGATTTGGTATTTGAACCTAGTGGGGGCGAGCGTGTAGAAGAAATCTTGATCATGTACATCAAAGAAGAAATTTTCCTCAGTGATAATAGTTCCACTAATCCAACTAGCGATATAGTATTGGTGTCAGGTAGGAGCTACAAACCCGTTAAGGTTGAAAATTGGGACTTTCTCAATAATGAACACTACCGGGTTTTGATGCGGAGGTACGATGGCGCTTGAACCAATAAAAGAAAGATATACGGAACTAGTAGAATTTTTCCAATTCTTAATACCGACATATTTACCAAGTGCTGGCCTATTCCTCATGGGACAATCTGCCCAAAGGCCGCCTAACCCATATATAGCTTTCAACCCTCTATCGAATATCGATGTAGTTGGGATTGATGAGTATAGAATGAATTCATCTGGCCAGGAATATCTCCGAGGTCAAAGGGAAATTACGTGCGACTTGTTCGCCTTTTCAGACAGTACGACTAGATTCGATGGCGGAGATAATGCTTGGGAGATGCTCCAAGAATTACGTTTCGCCCTGAAGTACCCAGACGTTATAGCCCGACTGACAAGCATAACTTGTCGGGTTATCGATGAGGGTACAGTCTCGGATGCAAGTCAAACACTTAACTCTACAAATGAGCCAAGGGCTTTATTGCAGATAATGCTTTCCACGGTCATTAATCAAGAGATCGATAATGGAGCGGTGGAAAATATTAACGCCAATGGAGATCTAATTGGTTTGGATGGTAAAATTGTAGAAACAGAAATCATAGTTACTTCATAGGAGGAGATAATGGGTAGTCTAAACAGCATCGTGAATGTCCAAATTACACGACAAACCTCGGTTCCAAGTCGGGCTGGTTTCGGAACGGGCGCTTTCTTAGCGAACGACACGACCTTATCTGACCCAACCAAAAGTTACGCCAGCCTAACTGAGATGAGTGACGACCCTGCATTGGCCGGGTCTAAGGCTTTAACAGCGGGTGGGTCCTACTTCGGACAACAAGTCTCACCAACTAAGTTGACAGTCATCCGACAAGATATAGCCAATGTTTCCGAGATTGGGTCACTGATTTTTTCAGAGGATTTAATCTTTTCTGACC